CAGTGCATGTTTTTGATAGTTACTCATATTATTCATCCTTTAAAATTAACCAGTGCTTGCAAACAATCCCATTGACCCCAAGTGAGTGAGAATTGACGTTCACTAAGTGTAAAGTCAAAACCCTCGCAGTTATGCCATTCACACACTTCCATGAAGTCATGTTCTTTGGCTGTATGGTCATACGGTTTGAGTTCAGTAAACTTTGCGCTACGATTATATTGTTCCATTAGTCAACTCCAAAATGTTGTTTCACTGCTTGAGAAAAGTTGTTGGCTTGAAACTCACCAGCATCTAGGTGCTCGTATGTTTGACCTTCATTCTGAATTGCTTGAATACATTCCTCTACAATCAACTGGGCGAACTTTTCAGCATCTAAACAATTGGCTTGATAGTTCCAGCATTGTTTTTCTAAACGTCTAATTAAATCTGTGTTCATTTCACATCCAGTTGCTTTTTGATATTGGTTATGGTCACCGCTCATTATTCAATCTCCCACATAAGAACATCACCTTTACCAGTGAATACCCACCAGGCCATTATCAATCGTTTTTGAATATTGAGTCCTGGCCAGCTCATGGGTCTCACACATTTCCAAAACCCAAGGCTATCAGGACTGCGGACACTCCAGTTGTTGATTTCATCGGCAGAATAGAATCTAGGTGTTCTCATTCTTCAACTCCGGTTTCTTTTTTACACCATGTCATAACATTTTTTTGTTTATCGTTTTTCAAAAACGTACACCCCTTCAAACTTTTCTCTACCAGCTAGTTTATCGTTACCCACGCCTGGTCTAGTATTCAGCATCATTTTAATCGTGCCAGTGTGCTTGAACCCGATCTTTTCAGCTGTTTCAATCCAACGGTCCACAACATAGTATTCCTTGTTGCCATAGCTTTTGTAGTCTGCAATGTTAGTAGCAAATACTCCATCCGAGTTTAAACCTTTGTGTATGTTTTGCATAGTGGGTACAACGTATCCTTCAAACCAATCATCCATTGTTGTGTATTTAACCATGCACTGTGTTGGTTCGTCTGAATATTTTTCTAAATTAAAATAAGGTGGGCTACTAAATGCTAAGTCAATATTTTCGCATTGGTATTCTTCTGATGGTGAACAAATAATCTCAGAGTCATTTCCCATTAACATGTCTAAATAATTTAAATAGTCAAATGTTTCTGTGTTTGGATCTGTGCCAATATAAGTGTAGTTCAGGTTACTACTATTAATGCCTAGTAACCTGCCTCCATATCCACAACTGTAGTCATATATTCTGCCCCATAATACTGGACATAAGAATTCTGCTAATGCCCTTGCATGTTGAGGTTTAAAGTTCTGTACATTTTCTCCAGTAACAAGTTCCAATGCACGACGTAATGCAGTAGGGTACACAAGATGATTTCCTTTACGAAATTCAAAACATATTCTGATTGCTCTGCGTAATTTAGGATCATTAAAAAATCTATCCTTTAAACTATTACTACCTCTGCCTTTTGGTTCAGCAGTTTGCATATTTGTAAATAAAAATCTGTTGATAGTTTGTCCTTGATTATTTCCAAGGCCTAGAACGTTTTGTTCTACTTTATTATAGTTTGTTGTTTTAAACTTTTTAAGTGCTGTTTTTAACCCTTGCTCTGTGTAATAGTCAATGGGAACAATACCTCTGATTCGATATATATCAAAAACTTTGTCTATTGTCCCAGCCGGATCGTTGTCGTATACTTCTTTGGTGAACGTATCCAATTCATTATATTTGTCTTCATAACCGGTAAACTGGTCATTAACAATGTGTTCTGGTTTAATACCCCAGAATGTATGGATACGTTCTAGCATTCTTCAATTCGTTCGTTCATTCTTAATTCCTCAATGATGTGCCTCAACCAACATACTAGTGGTGTCATATGTGTACAGCATACACAATCGGTCACTAGGCTGTGATACCAATACCATAACTCGTCCGTTGACGGAATTAGTGTATCTGATAATCTTCACATCAGAACTATCATATAATTGTGCAGTTCTGCTAGACGTTACGGGACTATACCCTCTAGCCACTAACCATGACCGTGTTTCATTACTATCATTGCAAGCAATCTCAATTTGTTGATTTGCGTTTGATGCAAATGATGCTACCGCTAATAAACTTGCAATTAATAATTTCATGGTGTTTCGCGATCTAATTCTTTTCGTAATCGTGTATGAAAACCTTCTTCACCATCATCCCCAGACACTAACCAATCCACCCGTTGAACATATGTATAAGATTGTCTCAACATATCGACTGCGGTTTGAAATTCCGCAATAGTTTCTGCTGTATAGTGACGACCTGTAACATCTCCCCACTCGTTCTTTTCTTCATTATCATTGTCAATAATCAGTTGCTCAATGTCGTCAGCAATCTGAGTTAATTGATACTGTGTGTAATTAAAATGTCCGCCGCTCATAATTCAACTCCAAAATGTTGTTTAATCTTTTGAGCAATAATAGCACCCATATCATCATCGCGTCGGCTATTACTAATACTAACCGATTCACATTCCTGCACAATCAACTGGGCGAACTTTTTACATTCTGGCATATCCCAGTGCCCAATACCAAACATATCAGGTAAGTATCCAGCCTGTTCAGCAAGTTGTTTAATTCGTTGGTTCATATGTGGCCTTTCCCTTATCAGCGTCTATCATGGTGTGAGCATGCATGTGAGTGTAAAACTCTGCATTTGGTCGATCAATAACATAAGCCAGTCTGCCACCAAAATACACAGCCCACTCTCCTGTCAAGTTGCTTTCCACAATCACCACATAAGCAGTGGTGATGACTTGGCCGCTAATGCCCCCGAAGCCCAGTGCACCGCTGCCCCAAGTCTGGGTGAACATGGCCGATACAGTCATGTCATAATCAGTATGTTTGCGGGTCTTTGCGACTGACGGGCCCATGTGGACGCCGGTACTGCGTTCTTGCTCATACAGCGTTTTCTTTTCATCTCGGCTCAGCCGGTCGAACACATCTTCCCGCCACTTACGATATTTGCCCCAGTCTCGGTCTTGATAATTATAGTCTCGGAAACCCACATAGGCAGCGTGAGCCAAGCAGATGTGTAGTGTTTGTACAGCATTATCCATTATTCAATCTCCCACAGGTCTTTTAAACTGTCGCATTGTTGTACTTCATCGTGAATTCCTTGACACATAACCACAGGGAATAGTTGGGAACTGTGAGTTGTACCATTCATCAGCAAGTTCCTGTAGCAGTTGTAGCAGTTCAAGTGGAACTTCTGAGCATTTTTTATCTCTTACAACAACTTGAACTTCAATGGCATGCTTATCGCTTTTCATTTCCAATCCCATTGATCTGATACAAAAGTCTCACGGTCTGGGCCAGCATAACGGGCATAGGCATCATCAGCAGCCTTGCCGGGTGTGTTGCCATAGCCACGAATCTCGTATGCCATCATGGTGTCACTGTCGGCAAATGTGAGAAGGGCCCGGTAGTCTTCTCCCTGCCCCTTCTCGTTGATCTTGATAGAGAGAAAGTGTATCATTCTTCAACTCCGAAATGTTTTAGTAAATCTACACGAGCTTCTTCGTCTACCATACCAACGTTGTCATTGACCCATGTGACACATTCCGCCACAATCAACTGGGTGAACTTTTGTAGGTGACTATCAGTTCCAGCGAGCACACTCCAACCAAATGAGTTATCTTTAAACAGTCCTATACCTGATTGTTTGGCCAATTCTTCAATTCGTTCGTTCATATAATAATTACTCGTCTTTGTTAGTGTCGTAAAATTTAAACTCTGAACCCTTGCCACGAGTGTCATACCCATCATGTCCTTCAATATCAGTACCATCATATGTAACACCACCGATTAACCTCCAGCCTTCAATATCGATGTAACTGATTGCAAGTTTTGCAGGATCAAACGGAGCAGTAAGTTCTAGGTCGCCTTCAAAGAAGCAACCCTTCTCAGTGCTTTGTCCAACAAAGCCCACTGTATTTTCTCTGTCCTTGCGGTCCTCGCACAAGTACTCGTCTGACTCGTCTACTTCAACTCCGACTTCTTCCAGTGTTGCATATCCCAAGTTAGACTGCCAGTGCTGTTTACCAGTTTCATCAGTTACTGTGATGGAGTTGTACTCACTTAGTTCACATCCAGATTCATGTGCAACATCATCACACTCGTGCCAGCTGCCAGGTTCGAATGGTTGCATCTCTTCTGGAACTTCTGCTTGGTCATCGCCGCCGCACGCAAATTCTTCAATGTCAATGTCGTTGTCAACAAAGTACTGATATTGTTCACGGAGCACACTTCCTAAAACAATCTCGCCGCCGTATCCGGACAGCGTCAATGTGTATGTGCATGGTGTGAACTTGAGCGTTTGCATCAGTTGTTCTTTTTGCTTTTTGGTTGCCATAATTAATATTCCTCTGTTTCCACATCAATTCTCAAATTACCGTAAAACTCTAACAAGTCTCGGTTACTCCATTGATCCCACGGCTTAATGTCGTAATGGATGGGCAGGAGTTGCATCAATTTTAAAATTTCATCAATTACAAGATTTCGCATTTTAGTCTAGTGCCACATTGGGCATGGGTTTTTTGCCAGTCCAGTGATCGAATGTAACACAAATACCTTTGAAAATCATCTCGTTGTGTTTGACTGGTAAACTTTTGACACGTTGAACACATTCTTGTTGGGTTTTGATTGGACCTTCGACATACTTATTGAGCCAGGCACCATCCTGGCCAAATATTGCAACAATCAAAACCCAAGTATTCATTTGTAATTACATCCTCGAACATCAGTATTTAAGCTGGGTTGGTACATTTTGATCAGTTCGCGTTCTTGTGTATGAGCTTCTGCTTTGCCACGCACAACTGAAACAATGGACTTGACAAAAGATTCAACACCGCGTTCACGCATCGTTTCGTAAAGTGCCCAGCTTTTGTCTTCAGTACGTGAGCGATAAACATGCTTGTTGAAACGGGTCAACACACTTTTGTTAACAGTGCTTTCTGTCTTGGCAGTTACACCAATGTAAAAGTCATTTCCCGACTCCAACATATAAATGATGTGTGTGCGGTCTACCCGTTTTTTGCGTGTTTGTTTTTTTGTGTCCATACATATATTATAGCAAATTGGGCATTTTACGTCAACCAAAATATCTGTTGTTTTTATGCAACATTTTTGCGGCGCAAATTGAAGAATTCCACGTTGGGAATCCATTTGTTGTTGACCAAAAACCCCCAATCCCTTTGCTGTGGACCAGGCATAAACAACGTCCACGGAGTGATTCCCGGCTCCAACTCCACACGATGGTAAGTGTTTGCAGCCGCAGTTCTAAATGATCCTGGTGCACGCCAGTGACGAGCTTCGCTGACCATTTTTCCGTTGCTGTCAAATTTGGGCACCCATTCCCAATATCCGCCTTTGAGTATCAGTGTGGCATATGGCCAAGGATGATCATGCACCACATCTGGGTCTGACTTCAAAAACTTGTGCACAAAGATGTTGAAGGGAAAACGCTTGCGATCTCGAAGAAACAAGTAGTATCGTTCCAAATACGGTTGTTCTTCTGTGCGATCCAGGATTAACCTGTAACGACCTAAACTTTGAAAGAGTTGTTTTATCATGCTTTCATTGTACTACATGCAGGATTTTAAGTCAAGAAAAAAGGCTACCAGGGCGGTAACCTTTTTTTGTGTGTCCAGGTTGAAATGGACAGCGACGGGATTTAGACCAAACCCAATGACATGGCTAGGTATCCGGCTGCAACAATCTTGCGGCTGGGTTTGCCGATAGCATATTCCGTGACGTTGACACCGTTGCCAGCTTTACGGCTGTTTGCATAAACAGCAAAGCCCGAATGGCGGATACGCGACACTTCAGCAGAAATGTTCTTGATGCCAAAACGCTTTTCAGCTTGGCTAGCAGTCACTGTTTTGCCTGAGTTTAGGGCAGAAAACAATTTGTAAGTTTTTGTTTTAGGATTAAAACGCATAAAATGTTACCTTTCGTTGATAATTAAACATTAGCTGTTGTTCACAGCATGTACATAGTATACTACAATTGCTATCAGATTGCAATACTTTTTGAATAGCATTTAGCCATAAATAACAGAAATGGCAAAACAAGGACGACAACAATGGCTCAATTAATAATAGACACTGGCACAGCAGCAAATGACGGCACTGGTGACCCTTTACGCACGGCGTTTACAGAAACCAATACCAATTTTACCGCAATTTATGCTGCCGGTCCAGTGGATTCAAATGTAAGGATTACCAACAATACCATCCTGACCTTGAATACCAACGGAAACTTGGTGCTTGCTCCGAACGGAATAGGCAAAGTTGTGGCCAATGTGGACATTGTGCCCAACAGCGCAAACATAAAAAACTTGGGCAGCACCACTGCTCGGTGGAGTACAGTTTATACACAATATGCAGACGTCAGCAACAACTTAACAGTAGGTGGCACTGTGAGCGCTGCCCTGCAAACCAAAGCAGCCACAGACACCGGAACACCTGGTCAGATTTGTTGGGATGCTGCTTACATATATGTGTGTACTGCTACCAACACATGGAAACGATCTGCACTGACCGGCGGATACTGATTATCCTGTAGCCAAAGAAAAACCACCCTAGGGTGGTTTTGTGTTTTATAATGCAGCCGCAGTGTGTTTACATTCGCCGCGAAACTTGAAACCTGGACACGAACAACTCAGTTGTCCTGCGCGGTCTGTCACAGTGTATTCAGCGCCTTTTGAACCTGCTACCTGCCAACTGCGTCCCAACTTTGCATCTGCACCTTTTGGCTCAAACCCCCACGAATTCGGCACTTCACGAAACTTGCGGCCTGTGGTTCGAAAAGTAATGGGCACAGTGAACTCCTTGACAGTCACTGTGCCCAACTGCAGGTATGCAAACATTTTGGAACGGCTGTCATCAAGAAAGTACACATGATTTTGACATTTCCAGTCAGTTGTTTCTTGTACTACTTTCACGACCAGTCCGCTGTTTTGATACCAAACTCGTTCAGCACTGCCACAATCTTGCCCACACTAACACCAAGGTTTTCTGCAATTTCGTTGGGTTCTTGCCCGTCAATAAACATCTCTTGGATATCGTATTCTAGTTCTTCCATGTATATGCCGCTCATGATATTTTCCTTAAATGTTTTTGATGTATTCGCCGACTTTATTCATGTCCTGCGCAGCACCTGATACTGCTCCGCCAACTGTGCCGCAGCCGGTCAGCATCACCAGGATTATTGTTGCAATTACTTTTCGCATTATACAGTCTCCGTTTCGTTTTCAATAATGATATTGCTCAGTGTATTCAACACCACCATCATGCCAGTGAGCACGGCTGGGTCATTGCGCATCAACCAAAATGCATAGTTGTATGCTTCGTTGAGATCAGTTCCGCGATCTGCAAACATACCGTTGCGTATGCTTTTTGCTAATTCTAAATTACTCATTATACCATATCCTTGTGTTGTATGCTGTCAAGTTGTTTGTCAAATGCAGTTGCCAGTGGCATCAACACGTTTGACATCTCAGTGTTGGCATATGTAGTGCCGCAGTACCAAATACCGTCTCGAATGATGTAGTAATAGTCAGCATCACTGTCTTGGCATTGCTCTAAGAACTGTTCAAAAGAGTGTGCCACTTGCCAGCTTACATTTTCTTCGCCGCGGTCCCGACCGTAGAAAGTGGTCATGTTGCCGTAGAGTTCGTCATACGCTTCGTCTGACAAGTCTGTCTCAAAACGACTGTACGGATGCTCTTTGCCAATATCGGGACCTAGGCTACTGATGTTGCCCAGTGCTACCAAGTTGTTGACTTTGGGACTGTCATAATACTGTTGCAGGATCTTGCCATTGTACGACAAGTAGCCGTCCCAGTGACAACTGACTGACTTGACAACATTAGCATGCATCACTGCAATACGCGAACGTGTTCCCATTAAAATTCTCCTTTGATGATCAATGCAATACCCATTGTAATAACAGGCATCAAAACAATTGCTAGATTAATCAGTGCTTGTGTCATGTTAGTAGCAATCTACAGCAGCTTCAAAAACGTGTCCCACTTGCTGCTCGTAGTCATAAAATGCCACAATCTCACTACCCAGCAAGTACACACAGAGCCCACCAATGTCCTCTTTTACATCTGCTCCTGTGACTTCGGCAATGTAATCATCTGCGTCTGTCTCGAGCGACTCTGCATAGTCTTCATCACTGTAGTCAATTGAGTAGTTGGGTGCTACTGCGTTGATTTGTGCACTTTGCACGTCTGTCAGTTTAAACATACTATACCCTTTGTGTGTTGCTATGTGTATATTATAGCAAATTGGTAAATTGGCGTCAACAAAAACCCGCCATCAAGACGGGTTATTTTCAGTAGTACTTGAGTATTACTTTTTTGGAGGCTGTTCCAGCGCGGCAATTTTGCCTGAATAAGCACCACCACTACTGTGAATTAGACCTGTTTTTGTGTAGGTAATTGTGCCGCCAGTTGATGAACGGATTGTGACTTGTTTAGACATGGTTGACTCTTTGTTTGAATTGGTTAGATACATTAGTAAATTTCTTTGACAATATGGAATAGTTCTTCTGGGTATGATGTTTTGAACTCTTCTTTCTTTATAAAGTCATTTAACTCGGCCATTTTAAAAAACATCCGATTCAATACGGTTTTTCGAGTTTCGCGGTTGGTGACCGAAAGATAACAAGATTTTGCTTTGCCTGCCATATGAACCTTCTGTTTTTTGTTGCTAAGTGTTTATTATAGCAAATAGCGGTTTATTCGTCAACTGTTATTTTAGCGTTTTTCAACAATTTTATCAACCAACCCATAATCCAATGCTTCTTGGGCACTCATAAATGTGTCTCGATCCATATCACGTTCAAAGTCCTCGTAAGTTTTGCCTTGACTGTTGTGTTTGACATACAGATCAGTCAGCATCTTTTTCATATGCATGATTTCTTTGTAGCTGATTTCAATATCACTGGCCATACCACGTGCACCACCACTGGGTTGGTGAATCATGTGCCTGGCATATGGCAACATCATTCGTTTGCCTGCTGTGCCTGCTTGTGCCAAAAACGATCCCATTGAACAGGCCTGGCCCATAACAATAGTGCTGACATCACACTTGATAAAGTTCATTGTGTCGTAAATGCTCATGCCTGCTGTGATCACACCACCAGGACTGTTGATATAAAACAAGATATCTTGCTCTGGATTTTCGCTTTCCAAAAACAGCATTTGAGCAACAATCAAACTGGCACTGTGATCACTGACATCTGTGTCCAGCATGACAATACGGTCTTTGAGCAAGCGGCTGTAGATGTCGTAGCTACGTTCGCCTTTGCTTGTTTGCTCGATGACCATGGGTACTAAATGTGGCATTGGGTTTCCTTGTTATTAAATATACATTATTATAGCATTGATACACACAATAGTCAACACAGTGATTTGTTCATATGCGTTGTGTTGTGATAAGTACTGTACTTAACTAAAGATCGAACTATGCGTGATATTTTAAACTTACTTGACTCAATAATGGCCGAGAGCCGCGGACTTAGCGGGCGCAAGCCAGGCGAACAATACACAAGAGGCGATTCACCCGACGATCAAATTGTTTTTCAAGAGTTAACATTCTATCCCAAAGTTGGAAAATATGGAACTCAGGAAGAAACCCAAGCAGCATTTGATGCAGTGCAAAAACAGTTGCCGCATCCAATTCATCAGATCAATCAACCCAGTAGTGCACTCAAAGCGTTTGCTATAGCTGAATTTGACACTGCTGTTGGCACACGATATTTGGCTAAATTTGCACAAGATATTAAACCTGTATTTGATCAAAACAAATTCTTTCAAACCAAAGACATTCCTGGAGGCTTTGGACAAGCCGATGCAAAAGGCAGTAAAGAAAAAGTTGGGTACAAACCCAGTGATGTGTTGACTAATTTACGAGACCAAACTCCGGAATCAATTCTGGCACAAATTGCCACAGCGTTCGGTCAAGATAGCAACGAGTATAAGGCTGCTGTTATTGTTTCCAATGCAAAAAGTTTTCCAATATCAGTACCAGCAGGCAACATGGACTTTGCTGGCTTCCGTGATTACTTTTGCGAAATGCTACAGCCTATTGTGCTTATCAATGGATTACCAGTAAAAGGTAATGCAGCGGAAGCTGCTGCAACATTTATGGGTAAAACAGGATTTGCTGATTGTACAGTTAGTTTCAATGCAGGTGTATCAGGCGAATTATACGATTCGTTGCTGGTCAGCCCAGAAGGCAAACAAATCAAACTGTCTAGCAAAGGCGACAAAGGTGCCATGGCATCCAGTGTGAACTTGTTGACGGCTGTGCGGGAACTTGAAGCAGCCGGAATGCCCCAATTTAGAAAACAATACAGCGACGTCATTGATATTTTAGGAATCATTGACAAAGGCAGTCACGATTCCGGTCCACTAAAATTAGCTGTTGACCAGGGTATGATCACACTAGCTGAAGTACAGGAAGTAATGAGTTTAAAACAATATGCAGGAGTCGAAAACTTTGATATAGATGATACTGATATCTCAGACAACTTAAAGAAAATATACAAAGATCGCACTGCCAAAGACCCAAGCAGGGCTGTGCCGCTAAATCACATGGTGAGCTCAATTGCATACAAAGCGGTTAACTACATTAACATGAACACTAACTTTTCTGCGGCGGCGGCTGATATTCTTAATAACTCAGCATTTGTGCAAATGTACACCCTTGCTAAAAAAGGTCAAGGAGAGTTCATTATTCAAGGGTTTAACACAGTATGGCCCAGCAAGTTGTTCACCAACGTTACACTTGAAGCATCAAAGAGTTATTCTAGCACAGCAAGTTCCGGTGGCAAATTGGTCTTTAACATCAACAAAGATCCTAAAAAAATTCCAAACCAAGATGAAGAATCCGACACTACTATTGCTCCAGCACCTGCTAAAACGTCGGCTGCCGATCTAGATACAGCAACACAAAAACGCTCTGGCATCACTGCTCGTAAAGGTGGTCTGGAAGAGGAAGAAATTGTCAAGCCCTTGGGCAACGAAAAGACTTTGGGACGCAAACGCCAGCGTTAACGAGTCAGTACAGAAATATTGTCGCAGATGTTGAGACGTTTGGCATCTTCGGCAGTGAGCCAAACATCGTGTGCGGGCAATAAGTTTGCACGAATTTCATCCTCTGATAAGCCCGTGCATTCTTTGTAATGGTTGACCATACGCACTTGGGTCAACTCAAACTCTTTCATTGTGGCAAACAATTCGTGAGCCTTGCCTTCGTTGTACCAACTGAACTGATGACTCAGTATTGAAGTGTTTGGTGTTAGTACACGACGCCCTTTGCCGCCAGCAAGAAAAATCAACAACCCAGAACTGGCAATCATTCCCAGACCAACAGTCTTGATCGGAATGGTACTGCTGCGCATCACATCAATCAACGCAAATGCATCTTGCATTGTGCCGCCTTCGCTACAGATCATCAACAGCAGTTCTTTACGGCGTTTCTTGCTTACATAATTTTCGTGCAATATCCATTCGATAATAGGCTTGACAGTTTCAGATTCAATTTCGCCCATCAGCACATACATGCCGTTGTCGGCAAGAGCTTGTGTGTGGTCTGTACTAACGTATTCGTGTTGGGTTGCCATAATATATGTAGTTGGACTTCATAATAGTTAGCATTGTATATGCTAACCGGTTGATATACAACTACTTATGGCACAGTTATGCCATAATCCAATTTAACAGTCAGTGCCGCGCACAATAGATATTTCTACCTTGTCCAACTGTGTTGCTGGCACAGAGTTCAAGTTGATAAACGTGTTGAATCGTTTGACTGCTTGCCCGTTTATGGACACGTTGTTGTAATCAAGTTTTACATAATACAATGTTGATGGCTGGTGATAATCCAACTCTTTGGCATGTAAACATTGTTTAAACTGCTCTGTTCCTGCAGTATCCAAAATGGACAATCGAATAGTTGGCTTGCTTTGAACCATTTCTATTCGTATCAACTCTTGGGCATTTTTGTCGTCAAAGTACGCTACTGTATTGCTTGCAAATCCGGGTTGGATTACTTTGATCTCAGACGTAACATTGGAACATCCAGGGAATCTTCCACAGTCAGGACGCTGATTTATTGCAGTAATTGCTTCTGCAACGCTGTCAAGATACAACTTGTTCCATGACAGATAAAATGCCACTTCCAACTGTCCGTTTCTGTTGGCATCAAAAAATACTCGTGTATTGTCTAGTTCAATATCAAATGCTCTACGAGGATAATCTGCCAATACTGTCTTTAACAATTTGTCACCAGACACCCGCTCGTGTTGCAATGAGTTTAGTTGTGCACTGATGCGTCCGCCGTCGATTGAGCCGTTTGTTTCGGATTTGTTTAATAGTCTGTTGGCCAGCTTGTTGTGCTTGACCCAAATCTTCATCTGTACCTGAACACCACTGTTGATTTGTTGTTGCTTGACACTTTCAAACCTATCAACATAGCCTGATGCATATGTGATAATTTCGTCACGTGCCGCACGATCGTTTTGCACTTCAGTTTCACTGGCAATCACAGTTCCCACGGCATGTTCCACTGCCAACCGAAACCCTTGCTGTCGTGCTTGATCAAGTGTGTTGCCTTCGCCCACAACTTCTACATAAAAGAGTTTTTCAGATCCTTCATGTAGCCAGCGGGCTATCCCAATGCCAACTCCCCACGGCGTGGGCAACAGCATTTCAACAATATTAGCATTGGCAGTCAGCGCAATTGTTGCACTGACTGCTACCAACAATTGCTTTAACATATTATTGCATCATCAATGCACGGATTGCCGGGCGAGTAACACTGCTCTTGGCATCCCAGCGATATGTTGCCATAACGTTTTTGCCGCCTTTGATAACTTTACCTTCAACCAAATATAAGCCGCCTAAGATACCCTGGGCTTTGATATTGATTGTGTTGTTGACGGTGGACGCAATTTTCAATGCATCAGTACGAACAGCAGTGTTGTTGTCGTTCACGTTGGATGTGTTGGCTGAGTTGTCAGCAGATGAATTTACTTCATTTTCTAGTTCAGTAAATTCATCTGACGCTTTTACAACATTGCTTACAAAGTTGTTGTTCTTGTTGTCGTTGGCCTGTTCCAGATTCTTACTAATCATTTTGACTGATGTTGTACTGGTAATGTTTTCGCGATTGATAAAATCGTTTAAACTTTTCTTGGCTTCGAGTTCAGCAACACGGAACGCTTCACGAACAGCCGAAGAACTGTTGCCCCAAACTGGTGCGTAGCCTGTTGCCTCAATGCTTTCAAGCTCACCGGATGTCAGCTTGTATTTGACCTTGACGCCAATACGAGTAAAGTCATTGACAGCCACTTGGTCGCTGATGGCTGTAGTAGCAGACGGCCCTGGTTGAACGCCGCCGCCTCGGGATACTGGCATAAGTGGATTGGTTCCGCAACCACCTAGCACCAATAATGTTGCAAGTGCTGTGGCGGTTAAAATATGCTGTTTCATTTTGACACCTCTAAAATGTTGTTTATGTGTTTATTATAAGCTGAGTTGATTTATTGGTCAAGCAGTGTGGGATTTTTACTACAATTGCTCAAAAGAAAATCCAGTTCATATACATAGTATACACGAACTGGATTTATTGGTCAAGTCTTTTTAGACCGGATATTACTTGGTTTTGGCTGTATTTTGAGCAGTGTAGGCTTTCATAATGCCTTCGCCAAATTTGGAATAGTCAAATTTAGAGCCTTCTTTGGCTGCTTTGACTGTTTCATCAACAATTTCTTTTGCAGCATCAGAGGTTGCTTTGAATGCTTTTTTGGTGTAATCGGCTTGGCTGTCAACGAAATGATTCATTGATTCAGCAATGTGATCGTTCGTGATGAAAGTTTTGACCCAAGTCTTTTTTGCGGCTTGGACAGCATCTACGAAGTTGTCTGGTGTAAACATAATTTTCTCCTATTAAGCGAGTTTACTAAAAATTAAGACCCGCCTTATTGCGGCATCCTATGTTTGTTATTATAACACATTTATTTATGATTTACCTTGCACCGCAACAATTTCTGCTGGTCAATTTGTCCAAAAAGTTTTATTTTGGTATGCCAGGAAGAATCACTTTGATGGTTGGTTAAACCATTCTTCCCATTCTTCGTCTGACACAGGCCACATTATGGATGAACTTCGAACGGGTGATCATTGAACATTGGTGTTTCGGACGACATGACTTTTTTTGCCAGTTCATGGTGTCCCAGCCTGGCCAGTGTGGCAGCTGCTCTTGCTTTGCCTAGTGCTTCAAAAAACTCTATAATTGTGTTAAACATTTTAAACTCCGGAGTAGGGCTTTTTGCCCTGTACCAACATGTGGTATGCGTGTTCCCAATCTTTTTTATATTCAGATTTTGCCCAACGCATGATTTCTTTATCGTACTCTGTATCACAAAACACAGCAACGATCTTCTTTAGTAAATTATACATACCATCTCGACACTTGCCGAGTGCGGCTTTCGCCACTGATGAGCATTGCATTGACCAACGCACGTCCAAACGATTTCAATGAGTTTTTAATTTTAGTAGCCATAACGCGAGCCTCTTAATGCACGTTCGTAGCTGATCACTAGCTGTTCTAGTTCTGCTGTGCAGGTGGGGTTCTTGCTGGAAATGTATTGTTCCAGTAGAGTCTGCTGTGTATTCTGTGCAAAAACTCGTTGTACAAGTTCTTTTAGTTTTTTAAACATTGTGTGTTTTTCCTTTAGGTTATGTTATCAGTGTAAACACTAATAGTGTTTCTACTGAGTTATTTATCGTCTCTTAGTAGAAACCATTAGTTATTATAACATATTTTTTATACCTACAAACTCAATTTGGGTAAATATGTTCAACACATAACCAAAAAGGACTTTTTATGTTTATTTTTTCATGGATCAAAAATTTATTTGTAAAACCGGAACCTGAACCCATTACTGTATTTGAGGCAGTATACGCCAGCTACGGAGTCCAAATAGACGAACCGCCTGTTGATACTGCTGTTGATATGAATACCAATTGGCCTTTCCCAAGCCAGGCGGATATGGCAGCAGACAAGACTGTTAAAAAAGTTGCAAAACCAAAAGCAGTAAAAGCAGTTCCTGCTAAAAAAGTAGCAGCCAAGAAGGCACCCAAGTCAAAATAACATTCTTGCTAGTGCTATAGAATCTATAGTGACCAGCAGAATGTAATTACTCAGCATCCCGAAGCTCTGTCGGGTCCAGCATGCCCACCCAAAAATTACGCATTGTATAATAAACATAGGATACAAAAGCAAAAATGGCGGAGTGGGCACTGTCAACATCATAATAAAACTACACGAAATACTCATTGCCCATGCAACAAGTTCCATTATAAATCGGAATGGGTTTTTGTGCCAGTCGTCTTTTATCCACTCAACAGTGGGCTGGAATATGGCTAAATTAATCATTTTTGTACTTGGAAGAAATTGATGCTGTATAAAGTTTAACTAGTATAGACATTACTGTTATACTTAATATTGATATCGATATCGGGGACTGTACAAATGTATCCCATTCTCCTTGACTAATTATTAAAGATCGACGAAAAGTTTCTTCCAACAACGGCCCAACTATAAATCCAAGCGCCATTGGTGTAGGGTTAATATCTAACCATTTAAGCAGATAGCCCAAAAGGGTAAACGGAATCAACATCCATACATCAAACATGTTGTTGTTTAAACTGTATGCTCCATACAAACATGCTGACATAATTACAGGAAATAATATTATTCTTGGTACTTGCAATACCTTGACCCATATTCCTATCATTGGTAAATTTAAAATTAGCAGTATACAATTACCAATCCACATACTTGCAATTAGCCCCCAAAACAACTCAGGATTAGTTGATATCACGTGAGGACCGGGTTGGATGCCTTGCATCACCAAAGCGCCTACCATCAACGCCATCAATGGAGTAGTTGGTATTCCAAAACTTAACATTGGTATGAAGCCGGTTTGAGCAGCAGCATTGTTTGCTGATTCGGGTGCTGCAATGCCTTCAACTATGCCTGTGCCAAATTTTTCTGGGTGTTTACTGATTTGTTTTTCAAATGCGTAACTAAAAAAAGAACTGACAGTAACTCCGGCGCCTGGGATCAATCCTATTATACTGCCCACTGTTGTGCCACGAAAAGTAGCCCCTATTGAATTATTGAATTCTTTTCGAGTAGGATACATATCCTTTAAAGTTATCGGTTTGGGCGATGGTGTCTTGGGCTCGTGCAACATGTTCCATAAAATTTCAGATAACCCAAATACTCCCATTGCTAATACACCAAACGAAAGGCCATCAAGTAATTCGTATGAGCCAAACTCAAATCTTGGTACTCCGGAATTAACGTCAGTGCCAACGAGACCAAACAATATTCCAATCAACAACACAATACCACTACCAAGTGCATCACCGTCAGTGATAGTCACGCATATTACCAATCCCATAATCAACAATGCTGTATATTCAGCAGGACCAAATTTGATTGCAAAATTGGCCATTGGTTCTCCTGCAACAGCAATCAACAATGTTGCAACTGTTCCGGCAAAAAAACTTGACATTGCAGCAATTGATAAGGCAGCGCCTGCTCTGCCATTCAATGCCATTTTGTTTCCATCAAGCATAGTGACCAGTGACGATGCTTCGCCCGGAAGTCGTAACAAGATAGCAGTTGTGCTTCCGCCATATTGAGCACCATAATATATCCCGGCCAGCAATATAATTGAAGCCAATGGATCGCCTGTGCTGTATGTCATTGGCAACAATATGGAAACAGTTGCCATTGGACCAAGTCCTGGCAATACTCCGACAAGAGTGCCCAACAACACTCCACCAACACAAAACATTAAATTATTAACAGTGCCAGCTTGATAAAAACCAAATATTAAAGCATCAACGAAGCTCATGCATTGTCCGCATCAGTAATACCACACCAATTGCTATAATAATACAAGATACCACCAACGGATAATATCCAGGACCCATATTGCTGGTTGCCCCCAATGAATATTTTAGAGAATTGATAGCAAAAAATAATCCAGTTAAGATTGCCAATATACTTGTTATAAACTTTTTATGCATTTAGTTTTTGCTCAAATAATTCTCCACTGGAAATATTTTTGCCTTTGGATTCGCACATGATATCTGCCGTGTCATTGAACGACAACGCCCATTGGTTGACTGTACGGTTAGGGTAAAAGTCACTGTGTGCACGTAATTTTTGTTTCTTGTAACCTTGTTCCAGCAACTGTGCCATATCAGGAAAAACATTGTCAATATGCCCTACATGTTCTGCACGGCTGTAACTGTAATGAACAACAGGGCGTACTCCACGCCATGCATCAATCACACGCTTGTATCTATCGTCGGAGGGTTGAATGTATTCTCCTGTACGGATCCAGTGGTGGTGTACATCCAGAACGAGGGCACAATGCTTTTCGAGTTCAAGGCTTGATTCAATGCCCCAGGAGTTTTCGTCGTTTTCGATTGTGATGCAGTTTCTTGCTTCGGGGCTGAGTCTTTGTAAGGTGTCAATGATACCGGTTGGACCTCGTCTACCGGAGATGTGTACGTTGATTTTAAAGTCCTGAAAACTTTTACCGAATCCCATCCAGCGGGCCATATCCACATGATATTCGAACTCCTCTATTGATCTTTCCACAATGACATCGTGCTCACTGGCCAGCACACAGAACTGACCAGGGTGAAAACTCAGTCGTACATCAAGTCTACGTGCTGCTTCGCCAATGGGCGCAAATATGCGTTCTAAATGATTCTGCACATCTGGCTGTTGCCACCAGCTTTTCCATTCGTCTTGTGTATAGCCTTGCAGCATCTCGGATCCTAAACGAACCATTCTGCGCTCCGCAGGCAATGTGGCCACACGTTCAATCATCTTAACAGCAGCGCTGGTATTATGATTCATGATGTCCCACTGCCGCTGCTCGGCTTCTGCTTTGTGTTCGCGCAACCAGCGCATAGTAGTCGAGCGCCCGTTAAGGTCTCGGTCCAATGCATTGACTTTCATGCCGCCTACTTCAGACGAGTCATTTATCCATTTGCAAGCAAAACCAATTCTTTTAATCATTAACAATGTCCGGTGTGATTGCGTCAATAGTGTTTACTACAGTTTTTCCTGCATAGATAGCAGTTCCAACGGTGACGTCAGCAATAGCTATTGCTGTGGCGCATCCGGGCAACAGGGCTGATACAAACAAGAGATATACTGTAATATGCTTCATGCTGTATTATAGCATGGGTGCTTTTTACTGTCAATCTGACAGTAATTCTACTACGTTTTCAAGGGTATCTTGTGTAATATTATCAAAATTGTTCAATTCGGGCATGGTTTCTCCTTCATGGTCAACCAAAACCCACTGCACATCTGGGTTATTCCGGATAGCATCCGCAACAAATCTGCGGTAATTGTGTGCTCGGTGTGCCAATAGTTTGTCAGTGCTTACAGGTTTTTCTGTCCAATCAAATCCCAGCAGCAACACAATATCACTTTGCGAAGACACAAGTTGCATAGCAATAAGTTCGTCTTGGTTGTTCACTTCAAATGTAAACTGGCCGCCAAACAATTGAACTGACTCTGGCCGGTCCAACTCTGAATACATTGATTCGGGAATATACATGTTGCACATTTTGTTCATGTTGCGTTTCAACAACTCGCGAGCTTTGCCGGCATCGTTGCATACCACATTGTCAGTGCTGCATCCTCGCCATGTTCGCCAACTGCCCCAGATACTGGCAATGTCTTTGATGACATTGATGTCAACATCCGGTGCAATGACAGTGGAATCAGCAACTACCCAGTTAACTCTCATTCTGCTGCCTTGAGAACTTTCCACTGATGCCCGCCTAAACATACCCAAGCAAACGCACTTTTAGGTGTTGGATCAACATTGAACACAATGTCGCCTTTGGTACCAGCATATCCAGGAACAGATGTTCCGTGCCCAATCATGTATTGTGCTACCCGCAATTTCTTAATACCAGTGACACCGTCGGTACCAAGTGTGATTTGTGGCATACGATTGATGCTTATGTTCAATGCTTGATCACGATTTGTTCCGATATATGCTTCGTGGTTTTTGTATTTGCCTGCAGAAACACTCACTTCTTCATCCCATACATTGAGCGCAGCATCCGGCTGTTCAGTATTGACACCCAATCGTTTCTTAACTACAACAACTGTTTCGTTCAAACTTGTTTCGCCGTCGACGACTAATCCTTGCAGGCGCCCAACTCTGCGCAAACTGCTTTGTGTAACAGTTCTAGCCAGTTCACCACCCAACACCAATGGGTAACCATCAACTTTTACGTTGGCAAAGTCAATGCCATTGGTTTTGATCTCGTTTGCCACTTGATCTACCAACGTGTCTTTCCAATCTTTACTAAGTTGTGCAAGTGTCTTGGCACTGATATCAGCTGCCAACACATTCCAACTGAGATTATCTGTGTTGATTGATCCTGTTACAGCCAAGTCTCTGACTGTTACGGATTCTACAAAATTTGCAGACCGAGCTGTTAACGTATTTTCGACCACTGTGGTTTCGTCCATGATAGTCAATTGGCATGCAGTGGCTTTGTCGTCGATGCCAGTACTTGAAAACCCTGATAGCATTTCTTGCTTAAACTTTGCCATGTTTTCATCTACACGTTCGTGAATAATAGTGGAGATATCAATTGATCCAACTGTTATCATTGTTTGACGTACAACTGCTTGATTAATTACTTTTTCAATTCGTTCTAACCACACTGGGTCTTTGAACAGTTTGACCACAGTCAATTGAGTTTGCTTTTCTACTTCTTTATCCACTGTGACTTTGATAAGATCGTTGTCAACAAATGTTGATACTCCGGGTATGTGCCCGTTTGCAAACAACTCACCAACACTTGTCTTGACAGCTTCGATAATTTCGGGCATTGCAGCCGAATTAGCAAACTTTGAAAGTATACGATCTTGAGTGTATTTTACTATTTTTTGCTCAATTGGCTGTGCCCACTCATCTGACGTCAATACGCCGGACACGTGACTGCTGACAGTTTCAGTAATTTGCTGTTCTATCATTCGTTTTATTACGTCGGCATCAATCATGTTTTCTCCGTGTGTCAAGTGTTACGCAATGGAATCCGCCACCTAATGTACGACTGTGACTCAGTGTGTGTGGAATAGTATCAACGCCTTTTGACTTTAATACTGTAATTAGCTCAGTTTGGTACTGATCTACAATAACTGTCTTCGGATCCAACACCAACATATTCATTGCAATCCATTTTGAAGCGTATGGATACTCAAAAAAGCCTTGTGGCACTACATCATTGATGTATATCTTTTCCCATGAATCAAATGCCTTTGGACAGTTTGTTTCGTTTACTCGCGCAGCGTTCAACAACACCAATCCTTCACGTATGGGAACAATGGTAGAATCAATGTGTACGCCAGCGTAGAAGTTGCATAACTCAATATTGATATCAGGAAACTGTTGACACAACCAATCATATGCAGCACGGTTGCCGCTGTGGCTTTCTAAATATAACCATGTGTCGCCCAGTCTGCAAACATTGGCTGCATCCAAAATCATACCTTGATCACGTGGCATAGTCAGCACAGTTCTTGCTTGTTTCATCACTTGTTGTAATGCTTCTGTTTCTTGATTGCGGCATGGATACATCATGTTGCAGTCTACCAACACATCGCCTGCTACAATCAATCTATCCCTGGGACAATAGTTGTACATGCCTTCACGTGCTACAAAATCCATAGGCGTTGGCCTACGCACAGTTGCGCCGTAATTGACCAGTATTTCTGACAGGTTATCAAGTTCAACATTGGCTTCCTCAACAATCCAACCAGGCACTGGTCCGCTGGGCACAGGAGTGTCGGTCCACAATGTCTTCAAGGACTCTTGTGCAAACACAGGATCAGAGCTGGGCCAGTTTGCATTTGTTGCACTGCCGACTACTATTTCTTCTAGTGTATCCCACTCGTTACGGCTGTTGATCATATGTGTCCTGTGACCTGAAGGGTATACCTGGGTGTCAGACCCAAATTTGCTGCCATGTGCAAAGTATCATAACTCCACTCTACTGTAGATCCTGCTGCCCAATTTACAAATGGCTCGTTGCAATATTCTGCGTAGTGCCCGGGTTCCCAATCGTTTAAAAATACAACTGCACGTCGTATACTCGATTCCTGTCCTTGCAGATTGAACAGGTCAATATATTTCAAATATAAATCACCGTGGGTGGGCAACACTGTTCCGGTATTCATACGGTAGTAACTGGTACCAATGTCTTGCCATCCTTGTGCAGAAAAGATATCAACAAACCGTTGATTCCAACTTGGCTGTGCACTGCGCATATCGCACATGTCACCTGTGAACTTGGTAGGATACCCTAGTGCAGTCCATTTGGCAACTAAACTTGTATCATTGAATGGTTCGTTGACATAGTCCAAGTTATTAAACTCATCATCCCAAAACTTGTACAGTTGATATTTTTTTACGGTATGCATTATTTTTGTCGAGTATTCCCATAGTGTACCACTTTAATACCGTCCATGGTCTTGGATATTTTTCGCCAAGGATCGACAATGACACTGCCTGGATGTATTGTACAATAAGGTTGTGTATCTAGTTGGTCGCCTGTGTATTCGTAAGTGATCTTGCGGTTGTGTGCCCACAAATAAACAGCAGGACCGTCAACTTCTGCAACAACGTCAGTGGCATCATCTGCCAACGGATCAACATACTTTACATCAATGCCACGCTGCTGGATGTAATGTCCAATCAAGGTCGAGTAGCTGCCAATACAATAAGGAACATCGGGTTTGTATGCCTTGCCGTGAATCACAATGGGCAAGTCCAATTCGAGTTGGCTTTGTGCAATTAAAAATTCTGCTAGGTTCTTTGCTTGTACTTCTCTAGCACTCATAACTGTGTCAAACAAATCGTAACCAATGTCATATTCCTCTGCAAGCCAACGTAGTGCAATATTGTCTCTAGGATGACAATTATGCACTACTAGTCCAGTATCTGCATTTATGTAAAACTGGTCATCGTTGACGGAATGGGTTGGCTCAACTTCTAAGTTGTACACTTTTCCAGTGTAGTTAATTTTTTCAATTTTCATAATTTAATTCCTAGTTTCCTTAATTTATCTTCAGTTAAGATCTCTATCCTAATGTCCGGATGTTGCTCGGCCAATAACTCAAATTTTCTGTATTGCTTTTTGTACCAGTGGGTCGCCTTAGGGTCAACATAACATTGCCAGGTATGCACATAAAAGTCTGGAAAATAATGATGAGTCAATCCGTCATCAGCAACATATGGTATCTTACCGTGATGGCACTCAAATGTTAATGTATTCTCGTCGAGAAATTTTATGAATGCAAGTTCATATTTTCCTTGCACCTTGTAAGTTACACCCGATGAGTGGGTATAATCGTACCACTTGGTGTATCCCATTTGTAAACCCAACAATTGGGAATTATCATATGCCCCGCGGGCCCAGGCATCTATAGATCCTTGTTTGAATTTAAACCGAAATTCGGGATCTTGCATTAGCACTGACCTGGTTGCAGAAACTTTAGCCCTTACATCTGCACGTTTCATGGCATTTTTTTCACCAAGATTGACACCTTTCATAGCCTGCGATAATCGCTCCCTAACTACAGGATTCTGATATGCGTCCCGGACTCCCTTTGTCATTTTTTCAATTCGTGCAGGTTGATTATTTTGTAGCGCTTGCCAACATTTGTTACAAAAATCCTGTGAGAATAATGGATTTTTTTGCATTTTAGCATAATGCGATTTAGTGCGAGTGTGCAGCTTGTTACAGCAGTCACAAATTAACTCTACCATTGTTTCTTGAACTGTAGTTGTTTTTCCAGTTTTTTTGGCAGTCCACGAGTACGATTTTTTGAATTCTTGCATTTTCATACAATTATTTAGTACAGAATTAAAAATATACATAGCAAGCGCCTGCATTACCCAATCTTATACAATTTATCTGTTTCTAAAATTTCTTCTGCTTTGACAATAATCCTGGTTCCGTTGCGCAACACAGGAATTAAATGTTCCGGAGTTGTTAATAATTCGTCCCCGTCATCTGTGGTAAATTTAATTAATTCTCCAGTATAATCTCGGCAGGTAACAATGTCAATTTTTTTCTGGTCTCGAATCCGGCATGAATAATTTACAGAATCAACAAGCCGAATCTTTTCAGAATCCGAGCAGTATTCTGTGTACAAATCTTTCATTGTAATAGCAACACCATTTACAGTAACTTTAAATTCGGGTAACACACAAGCACCAGCATCGCCCATACCTGCTGTCATGTACTTGGGTCCCATGATACGCATAGTGCTACGAGCCAATGCATCAGTTACCACGTCCACATCAATGTTGCCAATCTTCATAGCAAAGTCTTGGATCATGTTTACCAGTCCAACTTTGGCACTGATAAATGTATTGTAGAAGATTTTGATTGCTTCGCATTCGTCCCATGTGCCAATTTCGTAGCGCGGGCTGTTTTGCATGATCTGTTTGTAGATGTCTACTAGCTCGGATGCGACACCGTTCCAGTTTCCGTCTTCGGTACCAATCATAATCATTTCTGGGTTGGCCATATCCCATTTGACAGAGCCCATGGCAATCAAGTATGGATTGTATAAAAATTGATGTTGGTTGTCCAACAAGTTTATAAAGTGTCTGCGGGTTGTGCCAGGCAACACTGTGCTGATCAGTACGACCTTTTTGGGACCGGTGGCATACTGATTAATTTTGTTGATGGCATCTTTCACAGCATCGTGTCCAAAATCTTTGGGCGTCATGTGGCTACTGGGCACACTACCATCGTAGCCTTCTTCGTGTGGTGTTGGAACAGCAATAAATATCCATTCACTTTCGTTTACAGTTTCTTCGATGCCACAAACTTTTATTAGGTCACTGGTTCTTGGGTAAATATCATAACCCCGGACTGTGAACTTTTCTGCCATGACTTCTGCACAGTCCAGTCCCAATTTACCAATGCCAATAAAGCCTATATTTTTCATATTATGAGTGTTCCGTTAGATCGATTATACCACTACATCCAAGGGGTCGCCGAAGAAGTATATGGTGATTGTGTATTAATTTATCGCTTTGCGCCGCATGGATCAAAAAAAATTGAAGATTTAGTATCTCTTACAGTACAAGGACCACTGATAAGTTTGCAGTACCCGCAATTGTATTGTAACGACCAAGAACCACTTAATTACGACTTCTATCAAAAAAATACTTACTCAGCGATTGCCAAAATGCATGATAAAGTACCTGGAATAAATCTAAGAATATTTCCATATAATATATACGATAAATGTTTATTGTTGCACAGTGAAAAATATTCAATTGATGTTCAAAAATATAGAGATAGTCATTTTATTCCTGTGTACTACTGGGCTCATGCTATTATTGCACTAGACTGGTTTCGTTATGCAAAGAATATTAATATAGAATCCAGCAGTACACAAAAACAATTCTTGATATACAATCGTGCATGGAGCGGCACAAGAGAATACAGACTTAAATTTGTAGAGCTGTTGCAACAAAATAACTTGGTAAACGAATGTCAATCATCAGTTAACCCTGTTGATCAGGAACACAATATTCACTTTTCTGAACATGTGTTTAACAATGCGTTATTCAAACCGTTGACTGATTTACAGGATACATTTCCTATAACAACTGCGTCAAGTCATGCAAGCGCAGATTTTACCATCAACGATTATGCTAGTACAAAGATTGAAGTAGTTTTAGAAACACTATTTGATGACACTAGAATACAGTTGACCGAAAAAATACTCAGACCTATTGCTTGCGAACATCCGTTTATATTAGCATCTGCTGCCGGTAGTTTAGAATATTTAAGGAACTACGGGTTTAAAACGTTTGGCGGAATCATTGATGAATCTTACGACTCCGAAGCTAACCCTATTGCAAGACTACATCTGATTGTTAAAGCAATGAAAGATATTACCCAGTGGTCCGGAGAGGAACAACTTGATAATTGGAAAAAAATTAAAGAAATTGCAGCTTATAATAAAAAATACTTTTTTAGCGATGTATTTTTCAAGTTGATAGTTGAAGAATTAAAATGCAATTTAAAACAGGGACTTATTGAGGTAGAAGAAACTAATACCAGCAAAAACTTTCTTTCGTTACGAAAGAAATTTTTTACAACTCTGAAATTTAGCCCATCTTTAAAACAGTACCTGTTGCTCAACAAAACAAGGATTATATATATTTTACTCAAGGCCAGAGGCTACTACAATCGTTACATAAGATCTTTAAAATAAGTTAAATACTACACCAAGGAGTAGTATATGCGTAAATTATTATTGTTATGTGCAATGGCTGTTCCGCTAGTGGCATTTGCGGAACAGGTCAGATTGAACAAAGAAGTTGTTTGCAACGATGCAAATGTGGTATTTCCAGCGCTTGCCAAGTTTGATGAGCAACCAATGTTTGTTGGTACTTTGACAGCGTCAACAGTTGTCTTTATGGTCAATGTTGAAACACAATCATGGACTATTGTGCAAACCGACGGTAACGTTGCATGTGTGATCGATATTGGTGAGGGATTTAAGTTTCAGATTCCCCAACCCAGTCCCGATAAAATGGTACTAAAATGATGCACCCCGTGTTGCTATCAACACAAAGAATAACCAGCCAAACCAGCCAACAAATGCCAACGCCAATACAATCACAGTGGAGTTGACGCAGAACCATAAGAACTCTCTGCGGCGACGTGCTTGTTGGTAAATCATTTTTTCACGGTGAGCTTTGATTTTTCTGCGTTCCAGAATAAATTCTTCGTATGAATCTGGCGGGCCATACCATTTGAACATTTCTCGTATGTCTTTTTCTTGCTGGGCCAGTTTCATACGAACCGTCACAGCATCCAATGCAGCAGCAGTATCGTTTTTGAAGCTCAGGGTCTTAAAAATACTTTGTGTAGCATCTTGTTGTTTACACCACTCTTGCAGGTCAGATGTGGCAACGGCCCATTTTCCCAATTGCGCAAATACATCTTCAATCTCACGGCCGTGCTCGATCAATTTCTTAACGCCATTGAATGCTGTTGACGCTGCTGCTAGTAAGGTAATTGGATCCATATGTTGCTTGCTTTTCTTAAATTTTTACTTTACAACCAAAACATAACACGCTGCACGTACTTTTCGGCCACCGGGCGGGGCTTGTACGTTTACAGTCTTTACTATAGTCATGCATGTTTTTTCACTGTCAACTGGCATTGTGTCAATGACATATGCTGTTCCGTTGTTGACTATCGTAAAAAAATATACTATAAATGTATTCATGAATCAATTGTACTGGGATTTTTCATCCTCTTGTTGTGTTGCAAGCAATCTTTACGCTCAATTATATTTACATAGAAGGTTATAATTATTAAGTTGGGTTATTCGGTAAACTGGCTGCATTGTCACAAAATTGTAACAATTGATCACTTAAATATTTGTGTAATTTAACACAAAGGAGTATTACACAAATGAACAAACTATTAGCGGCACTGGTTGTCACTTTATCAACAACCGCGTATGCACAAAATATAACAGGAGCTGGAGCCAGCTTCCCAGCACCGGTCTACTTTAAATGGGCAGAGGCATACAGAGCAGAAACAGGCAATGCAATTAACTATCAGTCAATTGGTTCAAGCGGTGGTATCAAACAAATTGACAAGAAGACGGTAGACTTTGGTGCAAGTGACGTTGCTCGTAGTCAAGAAGAATTAGACAAGATGGGACAGGTACAGTTCCCAATGGTCATGGGCGGAGTTGTTGTAGTTGTTAACCTACCGGGTGTAGAGTCCAATCAACTCAACTTGACATTGAAGCAGACGGCAGATATTTTCTCTGGTACTGTCACTAACTGGAAAGACGTTGCTTCCGGACTACCCGACAGTGCAATTGCTATTGTTCATCGGGCCGACGGTTCAGGAACCACAGCAATCTTTACCGGCTACTTGTCAGCAGCATCAGCAGACTTTAAAGCTAAGATTGGTGAAGGTAAAGCGGTCAAGTGGCAAGGCAATACTGTAGGCGGCAAAGGTAATGCTGGTGTTGCAGCAATGGTTGGGCAGATCAAAGGTGCTATCGGTTATGTTGAATATGCATACGCAAAACAAAACGGATTGACAACTACAAAGATTAATGGAGTTGAGCCTAGTGCAGCAGCATTTAAGAGTGGCGAGTGGGCACTAACAGCATCTACATTCATTATTGTTTACCCCAACGGCGAGCGAACAAAAGATGTTTACAAATTCTTTGACTGGTGCTACAACAACGATGCTATTGCAGAGTCATTGGACTATGTTGCACTAAGCGACAAAATCAAAGCAGAATCTAGAGATCTTTGGGCAAAGTAATTTTAAAATAAACCGGCTGCAACGATTGAGCAGTGCTGGAACTCGTAACCAGCAACTAAGAAATAACTTTGACTTTGACTTTGAGTTGGTTGTTTGTACGGATAGCAGTGTCAAGCATTGTCATATCAACATTGGCTTGTTTGGCAATAACTGCCAATGCTTCAGTATCCTTGGGAAAGCATGCACCACCAAATCCCAATTCACCGTCAAGCCCTGGCACAGCCCAGTGTGTGTTTCCTAATCTAGAATCAGTTTTGGCAATAGAACTTACAGTTTCCCAATCCATCCCAGTTGAATCTGCTAGTTTAGCAAATTCGTTGTTCATCACAACTTTCATAGCCAGCATGGTATTGGCCATGTACTTGAAGAAACTTGCTTCTGCAATTGAACAGTATTCGATGTTGACACGATCAAAGTTGACAGCGCTGGCCAACAGAATACATGCAATTTCATCACGCAATTCTGTCTTGCAGCCCACAACAATTTTGTAAGGGTTTACATAATCGTACTTTGCCCTGGCTTGTGTCAGGAATTCTGGCACATGTGCAATGCGCAGTCCTGCAGTGGCCTCTGCCAAGGTATACCAAGCTGGTGGCGCAGTTGATTTTACAACAACAACACCATTATAACCGGCCAATTTAACCAGCACACTGTCTGCAATACTTGTGTCACAGCCCGATGGACCACTGGGTGTCGGAACACATACAAAAATAACTGCACACTGACTTTTCAGTTTGCCAACATCAACTGATATATCTGGGTATGCTGGGTCTGCAATCATAACATCACTTTCAGGATAACTGGCTGCAACAGCAGAGCCTACATATCCAAACCCAACAATACCTATTTTCATGCTGTGTGTTTTTCTATAATCCCGTCCCACAAATCGCCAGGATCATTTTCCATGTGCATGTTGAGTCTGGTGCGTAGGTCTTCGTAGAAAGAATCTAGCTCTTTGTTCCAGCAGCCAACCAAATGGTCCAATGCTTCGTTGCAATAGTTCCAGTTGCGAGTACGATAACTTTCCATCAATCCGTTGTGTAGATTTTTATTGCTCTGGGTCAACTGTATTTCTCCAATAGGGATTGTTTCAACCACACAGTACGCTTTTACTTCTTTGTTCTCGGGCACTATGCGAAACGTATCTAGTTCTAGTACAGTGTACTTTTTTTGATACTCTTCTAACTGTTCTGGGTCAATAATAATGTTCATGTTATAATTCCTTTTAAATATGTATCATGCAATTCAATTTTGATTTAATTTCCGACCTTCATTTGGGTCCACACGAAACCTTTGACTGGACCGGGCAAGCAACCAGTTCCGTTTGTATTGTAGCCGGAGATATTTCCCGCGACATAGAAACTGTCAAAGAAACACTCAAACATCTGGGAAAATGTTATCAAGCAGTGTTTTATATAGACGGTAATAACGAGCACAGGCATAATTTAAATATGCTCGATATTAGTTATGATATGCTTGAGGACGAGCTGATCGACATGCCCAACGTTGTGTTCTTGCATAATAATTGTGTAATTGTTGATGGTGTTGCTATCATAGGCACCAACGGTTGGTGGACATGGGACTTTGATGATCAAATCGACGACGAGCAAAGCAAGTTATGGTGGATGGATGCTATGAAGGCCAGTTACAGCACAACCAACGACATTATTGATTTGGCACATAACGACACGGCGTATTTGATTAGTAGTGTGAAACGTTTGCAAAAACATCAAGGTGTTAAACGTATTGTTATTGTCACGCATACTGTTCCAACAAAAGAACTGATTGAACACGATGTTGAGTTGAGCGATACTTACAAGTTTAACAAAATGGGCAATTCACTTATGTCGTTGGTATTCGACGAAGACACCGAAGGCAAAATAGACACATGGTGTTTTGGTCACTATCATAATTCAATAGATCGCGACATCAACGGGGTACACTATATTAACAACTGTAAGGGACGGAAGGACGACGCCGAATGGATTCCGGCTTATTATCCTAAACGCATCACTATTGATTATTAAACAACTGTTGCAGGTTCCAGTTTGATCTGCAATGGGTAATCTTTATTACGAGCATCTACTGTGACTTCGATTCCCTTTTGTTCAGCAATCTCGTATGGCAAAACAGCCACCACAGCCGACCCAGCGTTGTGAATATCTTCTGTAATTGAAACAGCAGTGTCTGCTGTGTAATCAAAATGTGTGATCAAACTTTCAACCACAAAATCTACAGATGTCTTGCTGTCATTCAAGTAGATAATCTTAAACAACGGTGGCTCGCGTAATTCTATTTGTGTTTTTGTTACTGCGTTAATATCTGGAGATGACATGGTATATCCTTGTATTATAAATGGCAACACACTAAGTGTGTTGCCATTGTACTTATGACTGCTACTGTTATATTACTTTGTGTGAGTGATAGCAATACTCTTTGGCTTAGATTCTTCTGGAATTTCACGTTTTAAATAAACATTCAGAATACCCAATTCAAGATGAGCATTGACAATTTCCACATGGTCAGCCAATTGAAATTCCCTGCGGAATGTTCTTTCGCTAATGCCTTTGTGTATATAATTGTAACTTACGGTTTCTTCGTCAGTTTTGGCCAATGCATGTGTGCCTTCAACTATTAAGAATTTCTTTTCTTTGACAACTGAAAGATTGTCTGGCCCAAATCCGGCCACTGCCATTGCAATTATGTACTCGTCTTCATTGAGTTGTACAATATTGTAAGGTGGATAGTTAGAAGTGGATTGTTGAGCTGATCCGCGCATTAGATCATCAAACATGTTATCAAACCCGATACCAAATTTGTGAATTGCAGGAATATCAAAACTACGAAGTGTGAGAGTTTTTGTCATTTGTTTTCTCCTTTATTAAGCAAGATGACTTATCAATGTGGCCCGACTATCGGCGCCACATTGATATTTATAACTGAATTGTTGTATTCAGTTTTTTACATCATACCGGGCATGCCAGGTTGATGTTGTTCCTTTGTAGGAAGCTGTGCAATAGAGCAGTCAGTTGTCAGAATCAATCCGGCAATGCTTGCAGCATTTACCAAAGCAGTTTTGGTCACTTTGGTAGGATCAATAACACCTTGCTCTACCATGTCACCGTAGGTGCTGGTGGCTGCATTGTAACCGTAGTCGCCGTTGTTTGCCAAGATTTGATTGATAACGACATCAGCACTGTCGCCTGCGTTGTTGACAATACAGCGAGCCGGCTCTTCTAATGCACGAAGCACAATGCCAATACCGGCATTTTGATCACTGTTTATGCCTTGTACAGAAATTGCTTGTTTTGCACGTAACAGCGCTACGCCACCACCTGCAACAATACCTTCTTGAACAGCAGCACGAGTGGCATGTAGTGCATCATCAATACGGTCTTTCTTTTCTTTCATTTCTGTTTCAGTTGCAGCACCAACACGAATAACAGCAACACCGCCTGTTAGTTTGGCCAAACGCTCTTGCATTTTTTCGCGATCATAGTCGCCAACTGCTTCTTCGACCTGCACACGGAGTTGAGCGATACGACCAGCAATAGCTTCTTGTTGTCCGGCACCATCAATAATAATGGTGTTTTCTTTGCTGACTTCTACACGGCCTGCACTTCCAAGATGCTCGATAGTTGTTTTCTCAAGTGTTAACCCAAGTTCTTCTGCAACCACAGTGCCGCCTGTGAGCACAGCAATGTCAGTGAGCATTCCTTTACGGCGATCACCAAAGCCAGGCGCTTTTACAGCACATGCTTTCAAAATGCCGCGCATGGTATTTACAACCAACGTGGCCAATGCTTCGCCTTCGACATCTTCGGAAATGATCAACAATGGTCGACTGGCTTTTGCAACGCCTTCCAGCACTGGCAGCAGGTCGCGAATGTTACCAATTTTCTTATCAACCAACAAGATAAACGGATTGTCAAGTTCGCAAATTTGTTTTTCTTGATTGTTGATAAAGTAAGGACTCAGGTAGCCGCGATCAAATTGCATACCTTCGACAACTGCCAATTCATTTTGCAAACCTTTGCCGTCTTCTACAGTGATAACACCTTCGTTACCAACTTTGCTCATTGCTTCGGCAATAAGATCACCAATGCTTTGATCAGAGTTGGCACTGATAGAACCAACCTGTGCAATTTCTTTAGTAGTGGTACAGGGCTTTGAAATGCGTGTAAGTTCTTCAACAGCAGCAGTAACAGCCAAGTCAATGCCGCGCTTCAAATCCATTGGGTTCATACCAGCAGCAACATACTTCATGCCTTCGAGCACAATACTTTGTGCCAACACAGTTGCAGTTGTGGTACCGTCGCCGGCTTTGTCAGCAGTGCGGCTTGCAACTTCTTTGACCATCTGTGCGCCCATATTGGCCATTCTGTCTTCTAGCTCAATTTCTCTTGCCACAGTAACACCGTCTTTGGTAATATGGGGCCCGCCATACGCCCGCTCAATAACAACGTTACGACCTTTGGGTCCTAGTGTTACTTTTACTGCGTTGGCAAGAGTGTTTACACCTTCAACTAACTTGGCACGACCTTGTGCTCCAAAAATTACTTCTTTTGCTGACATTGATTATTCTCCTTGTTTTAAAATTGCCATCACATCACTTTCGCGCATGATGTGAAATTGTTCGTTATCAACTTTGACTTCTTGCACAGCATCCTTGCTGAACAGCACACGGTCACCGGGTTTGATTACCATTGGAATCAGTGTGCCATCATCATTGAGTTTGCCTTCGCCTACTGCTAGTACTTCGGCTTGACTGGGTTTTTCTGCGGCGTTATCTGGGATAATAAGGCCGCCTGCGGTTGTAGTTTCTGCTTCTAGCAAGCGTACTACAATACGGTCACGGATAGGGATAAGTTTCATAATTTTCCTTGTAAAAATGGTACATTAAAATTATAACACATACTGAACGATGTGTCAACTCAATTGGTAGAAAATTAGATTAAGAATTTTGTTGTGCTAATTTAAGTGGATTGACCACTTGTGTTTTGTCGATGGCAATTTTTAAAATATTGCGTGATTTGTAATCTTGTAGATTGTACATGTGCGGCAACAACACACGCTCAAGTTCTGTATGCAATCCTCTAGCACCAGTTTTTTTACTAATAGTTCGTTCTGCGATCAAATCTAAACTGTCCGTATCAAAGTCCAGCCCTACACCATCTTGGTCAAACAACCATCTGTACTGGCCAACCAAATTGTTCTTTGCTTCGGTAAGAATAGTAACAAGTTGCAGCTTGGTCAATTCTTCCAATTGCACAATGCTGGGAAATCTGCCCACAAACTCTGGTATCATGCCGTAGCGTACTAGGTCCTCTGGTGTAATTGTTTCGGAAATTGCATCTTTTGGCACTTCCACTGCACGTCCAAAACCAATGGTGGTTCCTTGCGTTCGGCTCTTGATGATTTTATCTAGTCCAACAAATGCGCCACCCACAATGAACAATATGTTTGAAGTGTCAATTTCAAATGTTTCGCCGTTGGCGGCCTTGCGTCCATTCTGGTAAGCTATTTTGCATTTGGTGCCTTCGATCAGTTTGAGCAATGCTTGCTGGACACCTTCGCCAGACACGTCTCGAGACACTGTGGAGCTTTCGCTTTTGCGACTTATTTTATCTACTTCATCCAAGAAAACAATACCGCGTTGTGTACGCTCTGCATCGTTTCCGCTTGCTTGATACAATCGCTGTATTACACTGTCAACATCGTCGCCAACATAGCCTGACTCGGTCAATGTAGTGGCGTCTGCAATAACAAACGGAACATCCAAGTACTTGGCCACTGTGCGAGCCATCAGTGTTTTGCCTGTGCCGGTTGGCCCTGTTATCAGAATGTTTGCTTTTTGTATTTCGTTATCGGCATCTTGGTTAGCAATGCGTTTATAATGATTTGCAATAGCAACACTCAACACCATTTTTGCAGTGTCTTGTCCTATTACGTATTGGTCAAGATGTTTGTGTATTTCTCGCGGATCCAACAGTGACTTGCTTGAAACTTTTTTGGATGCAGGTTCTTTTGCAAGCAAATCATGGCAAAATTCAACACATTCGTTGCATATGCCTACGTGGTGTCCTACAATCAGTTTGATTACTTGATCTTTATGCTTGTCGCAAAAATTACAATTTGTAGGAGTTGTTTTACTGATCATTTTAGTTTCCTGTTAGGCGTTGTTCTATTTGATCTCGCTCTGCATCACTTATCAAATCAGGATCGTATTCGCCCGAATCTATTTTGGCAATTAGATGATCTATGTATGCTTCGTCATGTGCGTAACGATCATTCAATGCTTTATCTACTTCAATCCAACTTGTTCCGTTAAACTTGTATAGCACACTTGGCAAACGGTCTACTCGCAAAAAGCTATCGCCTTTGCCGGGGTTCAACGGAAATGCAATGCCAAACCCTGATTGTGTTTCGTTTCCTAGCTCAGAGTCCGGAGTCAGTTTATAATAATATTGCGCAGCCATCCATGGCAACTCTGTTGCTTTGCCAGTTTCTACTAAACGACGGTAGAACTTTAATGTGCGGTCTGGGTACGCTGTTTTCCACCGTCTGGCAGCTTCTTTTTCGTTAGCATCCATGCCGTGCATGTCATCATCGTCGTCAGCCACTTCATCTTGGACAACGGTGATAGTTTGCGGTACTTTTGGTACGACTTCGTCAGGTTTGGTAATCCCAGTGTTAACAATTTCTTCAACATGTTGTTCCTCTTCTATAATTTCAGCCGTTTTTTTTACTTCTTTGAGCTCTTCGACAGTGTGTTTGATTTGTTCAATCTGTTCTTCAGTCAGCGGCCCATCGTCTTGTTCGTATTCAGGTACTGGTGCAACCATTGGTTTTATATCGTTGAGGCCACCGCCAAATCCTGCCTTCAGGTAAGGATGTGTGTCTGGGTGATGCGGCGCTTCGCTTTTGTTTATAAAAGGACCGTCTGCTACATCGCATTCCTTGTTGGGACAAAACGGACCAATGCCAGGTGCATTAATAAGTTCTGTGCCGCACTTATAGCAGTTGATCATGTCATCAACCTCGTCGTCAAAATTAGGCGGCTCGTCTACATAAACAGATGTGATTGTTGGATCAACCCTGGGAGCCATTAGATTTAGCAATGATGTTTTCTTTTCACGTGCCCATTTTAAACTTTCTGTAGCGGCTAGCAACATCATAATAGCCAATGGATCAAACACAAATATTATAAGTATGATTACCCATGTAACTGCTTTTTCAAGCATGTTCTTGTCTGCTTGTTCACCATAGATAAACTCAGCAATGTACTTGATTGGTCCAACTTCGGCTTCTAGTTTTCTATATTTGATTTCTAACGTGTATTTTTCTTCTGTAAGTTTATCAATACTGTTGTTAGCAGTTTTAATACGAATGTTCTGCTCATCTACTTGTGCATCAATATCAGCAGTCTTGTCTACCTTGCCGATGTTTGCTCTCAAACGATTGATCAGTTTGTTGGACTCTGCAATTTGTATTTCTACTGTGGTGCGTATACGTGTGATCTCTTTGGCAGCGGCACGAGCTTGCGGATTGTTGGTTGCTTGCTGAATTTTTGTCAACAGTGCTTGGCGTTTCGACTGTTGCTCAGTCTGCCATGCTTTGAACTTGGCAGCAGTATTGGGACCAAAGCCACCGTCTGCTGTTGCGCCCACCATTGCCTGTGCTTTTTTAATGTTGTCTCTGCCGCCAGCGTCAATATAGCTCTGCAACTGTGCAAGGGCAGTGTCAATGTTGCTTAGTTCGTTTTGAAATAGAGTTGCTTGACTGCCAATGATTTTATTCTGCTCATCAATAGCAGGTTGTATACGAGCATAAGCATTGTCAATGCGTTGTTGTTCTTTGTCAATTTGTGCTTGCACATTGGCATCGCTGCCTGTGCCACTGGTTTGTAATTGGAGAATCTTTTCTTCTGCACGTTTGACCACATCTTGCTGTCTGTCAATTTCAGTGGTCAGCCGTTGTACTTGTGCGACACTTTCCTCTCCGGCACTGGTCTGTTGTATGTGCGCTTTTGACAAGAAACCAAAAATGCCCATTGATGTGATCAACATCAACATTATCACAGCCGGCACCAAATAGATTTTCATCAATGCACGGCACTGATCCCAATACTCGTGCAACCACAATGTGGCCACAATTTTTGCAGCTTCTAATACCGAACCCATAATGATAATAGGCATCACTGCAGCAGCAAATATGGCAGCAAGTCCTGCAATTGAATAATATGCCGCAATAACCGATAGGCTCAATGCCACAAATAATGTGAGTAAACTTAAGAACATAATATAATATTTATCGGTAATAACTGTGCCAAAGTTAGTAGTTAATCTTCGAACCGGTATTCGTAATTGACCGATGTAGAATTGACTTGCAATACCGAAGCGCCGTTTCTAAGATGGAATCGGCGAGCCATATCAGTCATTGGGCTTAATGTAACAAATCGTGTCACATGTGGTTTGGTACGTCTGATCAAGTCAGCAACACCCAACACAAGGTCTCGTCCTGCCCCGGGCTTGTAACTCCACACAGTGTAAAACACTGCGATGTGCCCTTCGGGTGCGTTTTCTTCAGCTGGAGTGGAGAACTTTTCTAATTCTCCTTCGTCTACTGGCACTTGATCACAGTAGGCCACGCATATCATTGCGTTTAAATCGTTTGTGGTGTCGTCCTCAATAACATACACTTCTCGATTGGGTTCAACACGCCAAAAGGTAGGCAAGTGAGGACGAACGGGGTCGTCCTTGATAAAATTCAAATAGTAATCTGTCCTTACGCTTTTTATCATGTTAAAATTTGTTGCTCTTTCAAAAAATTATATAATTTTTTGTGTCCGTTACGATTAGCATGGATAGAATCTGGACCAAAATAGTAAAGCAACTGTTTCATTTCTTTTCTGCGATTTTGAGTTAATTCCATTTGATCTATCAAAAATTGTTTATTTTTTAAACTTATATTATTGAGCGTTTCTATCAATTTTGCTGGATAGATCAGACTATACAACGGGTTAGCTATTCTATGATTATCATTTATACACAAATTGATCATACTTTGACAAGCTATATAAAGTCCTGGGTATTCGTTAGCAAATCTATCAAGCCAAATTACATCACCGGCTCCGCCGATTAATCCAATAGTTATATTGTATTTTTGAGCGATTTCGGAAAATCTATTGTAATGCCATGACAGTGAACGATGTATGTATTCGATATTGAATTCTGTATCTTTTGTAATGTCTAGATTTGCTTCTCTATGCCATTCTGTTTGAAATAAAAACACATTGGTAATGTTATGATCTAATTTAAGTGCTTTTAAGATATACAAACAACAACTTAATGCATTGCAGGCACCGAACAACGAAGAACCACCAACACTTACATTAAGTACTGTGTGTCCATCGTCTTCTAAGTATTGTTGTAGTCCGGTGTGTGTATTAATATAGTCAAGTGACCACTCACCAACTCCCCAACTATCACCTGCAATAATAATCATATCTTTTCTCCCGCTTCAAAACTTCTAAAGCGAACAAATCTCGGGAATCTCAAACTGTATGATCCGTCTTGATTTTGAGTAACTGCATCAGCTTCAACTTCGACCAAGTTACCAGATAGGCTATCCCGGTTGACCCAATACTCATCGCGATTGCTATCAGACAAACCGCTGCCAACATTAACACGTATTTTACGTCCATCGTCTTCTCCTTCACATATTATAGCACCCAACCGCCCTGCATTGCGACCAGTTCCTTCTTCAAAACCAACAATAGTTAAATCTACTGTGATAACTGGTTTCCATTTCATCCAAAAACTGCTACGCTTGCATTCATAAGGTGCAGGCATTGCTTTGATCATAATGCCTTCAAAACCTTCAGCCACAGCATCATTGGCATATCGGCGCATTGTATCGTGCCCTTCGGCTGTGTCTAGATCAACTTCAATGCCTGAGGTAATTTTTAAATTTGGAATTCCTATTAGTTTTTCACTGGCCAACGCCAACAGCTCAATGCGTTTATTTAACGGTTTATTCCAGTGGCCGCGCTCAAAGTCATCCAATGGTACAATATCAAAAATATTATACACCATGTCTTTTGTTTTGACATCGCTTTTACGTTGTGCTTGCTTCATCAGTGCTTGAAAACTTTCGCCCATGATCTCGCCATCCAACACAAAAGATTTATTTGAATGAAACATAAAGAGACTGCGAGCTTTGTATATTGCGTCTGCTATTTCGGGAAAGTTGTTGAACTCTTTGCCATTGCGACTATACAGCACAGCGCCGCCAGGTGACACGATTGCCAACACTCGGACACCATCAAGTTTCTTTTCGATACGCATAGGGCCCTTGAGTTTGCCCACATGCTTTTCGCTGTCGGTAGCAAGCTGACAAGCAAACACAGGGATTTTCCATTCTGTTTTGCCCAGTACTTTGTTCAAGGTTTTTTCACTGATGCCACATCGCAAGTCTTTGATCAACACACGACGGCAAAGGTTGTTCCATTCTTCACTGTCAAACTCGTTGGCAACTTCAAGTATACGGTCCCGTGCGGCATGTCCCGATATACTACGAGTACGAAGTGCTTCGCACAGTGCCCAAAACTTGGGCCAAGGGTTAGCTCGAAACTCAAGTCCGTCTGTTTCTGGCACTTGCTTGACACCAAAAACATAGTAAGGATTGTATGCTTGATAGCAGTTGAACAAAAAACACTGGGCGCTGGCACTGCCGAGTTGAGAAGCCATGTAGGCTTTTTCAACCACAGACTCTTTGTGCAGCCTGCTGTCGCTTGATTCAAGATCACGAATCCAATCTGCTGCCAACTTGATCCCTTTGAATTTGTCTGTGCTGAAATCTATTGTGTTCATACTATTTACTAATGCGCTGTTGGTATCGGAATTCTCGTTTGAGCCAGTATTTGTATCGGTTGACGTATTCGTCTAGTGCAATAACTGGTTCTTTGAACTCCTGACGTTCGTCTCGATTGTCTGTCCAAATTTTCATTAGCCATATACGGAACGCTGTATCTTTTGTCATACTATTTTCCCAGTTGCTGAATATGTTCAATCAATTTGGTTGCTTTAGGAAAGCCGTTGTGTTCTTCACTTGAAACCAACAGCTCGATCATTTCTTCTTGGAGTTTTCTCACGCCAGCAATAAACTTCATTTGTTCTGCTTTGCTGAGTTCCAGCTTCCATTCTTTTTTCATTTAGGCCGCTTCCAGCATGTTGGCAGGTACACGCCACACACCAGCAGTCAATCGACCCATATTGGTTTCGCGAACATGAATATATTTGCGGTTCACTTTGTCCACAACACCGTATACTGCGGAGCCGCTACGACTGCTAGTAAACTTGACGTGAGTACCAATCACCAATGTGCCGGCTTTTTGCCGAGTAAGTTGAGTGCGAGCAAACTTGATCGCTGACACAATGCTTTCTAAATCACTGTTGGAAAGTTGCCCAGAAATAATTGTGCTGTTGATTTGTTGTATGTTCATATTGGTCTCCTGATATCAAGCTGAAAGGACTGCTAACAAGCGAGCGTGGATCATGTCCATTTCCTCTCTCTCAACAAACCAGTCCGTGGTAGGATCGTAATAGGCACCTTCTGTTGGATCATAATACAACACTCGACCGCTGAAGTTAAAAGGGCCTTCGAGTCCTTTGCGGGCTCCGTACTTGACTCGCATCATGTCCATTTGGCTCTTGTCTGCAATAACTCGATGTCCCATTATTGTTTCCTTATTTCACTAATGCGTAGGGGTTGTTCCATTTGCCAATACAGATGTCCTGGTAATGGCTACGGTGGAAGTAGTCTGTCATTGCATCACTTTCGTCAAAGAAGTCAGGACCTTTCATTGCATCCAACAACTCTGTCAGGAACGCCTTGGCATTGCCTTCGTAGTGGTCATGAATCCAGTAAGGGTTAACATCAATGCAATCCTTGCCAAAGTCGATGACGCCTTCTTTGACAGTCACAACCAAACTCATATGATTGCGAACACTGATGCTGCCTTTCATCTTGTACTTTTTCAGCACTGCTTTGATAGTAGGGGCTAACTTTGCCTTCATTTCCTGGGATACGTATGCCATCTAGAACTCCTGTTTTGCTTTGCTATGTGTATATTATAGCAAATTTGGTAATTATCGTCAACCAAAAAGTTTGTAGTACTTGGGTATTACATGCTCCAGTAAGTTTCTGAGCTTGGGCTACAGTAGTAGGGCGTGTCATAACGCTCTTGAAACTCTATGCCACCCATTAAGTTTTGT